CGTCCGCATCTTGTACCTTTTTTATTCAAAGAATTTGAGGGCAAAGAAGCTAGTTATATGGAAACAAAATCAAAGTCGGTTAAAATTTACCCTTTTTCTTCTATTGGAAAATATCTATATACTCAATTAAAAAATCATATAAAAATTGGCAAAAAAGACCAGTATGTTTTATATATGATGATTGAGAAAAACAAAAACATAAGTTATTCTGGCAAACTATATATTTCGATAAATAGCATTTATGAACTTTTAAAAGTTCCTGAAGAGAATGAAAAAAATATAAATAATTTTTTTGAAGATATTTTTAGAATATCCTTTATTTATTGGATAGAAGGATGTTTGGAACATAATAAACAATACAACTTAGTCTCTGCCATTGATGCTTTTATTGATAAGTATGAACTTTTAGAAGCGGGTTTTTCAAACGAAACATTAAGACGCTTATATTATCGCGAAAAAACAAAAGACACAAGACTTTCTCGTCTTCAAAATCAAAGTGCAACTAGGGTTTTAAATTTCAAATCGGTGTCACATAAATAGTCTAATTACTAGTCTATTTTCGTAGTAAATAAAGTGTCATGTTACTAAAAATTATTTACAAATTCATTTCTACACAACTCTTAATAATTCATAAAGGATTAATTACTGCAAAGCTAAAAGCATCTTTTACACTAGGGCTTACATTTTCCCCTTTTGCAATTCTTTATGAAAAAATAACACACTGGACAGTAGAAAATCAAACTTATATTTTGTGGGTTTGTGTTGCTATTATTTTCGATTGGATATTTGGTGTTGTAAAACATTTAAAGCTAAGATCGTTCTCTTGGAAAAAAAACGGTCAAGGTTTATTAATAAAAGTTGGAATGGCTGTAGGTGCCGGAACACTTTATGAAGCACTGCCCTATTTCTTGGGCGAAAAAAACATTGTGTCTGATTCTTTATTAATAATAATGAGAATGTCTGTATTTATGTATCCAGCAGGTTCTTGTTGGATGAATATATATGTAGTTACAAATGGAGCCTTTCCTCCTATTGGTTGGATAGACAGAATAAAAGCATTTAATAAAAACCTAAAAATAAAAGACTTAACAGATGGTAACGAGAGCGAAAGATATTAAGTACATAGTTGTGCATTGCCAAGCAGGAACAGGAACATTAGAATCAATGCAAAATTATTGGAAAAACAATTTAAAATGGAAATCGCCAGGTTATGCAACTTGGGTAGATTTTGATGGCACACGCCAATATTTGGCTCCTTACGATTCTATTACAAATGGAGTTGCTGGTTTTAACAAACAATGCTTACATCTATCCTACCGAGGTGGTGTCGAAAATAAAGGCACAGCAAAAAACCCTATTTGGAAAGGAAAAGATACCCGCACACAGGCGCAAAAAGACGCAATATTAAAAGAAATTCTTTTAATGATACAATGGTTGCAAGAAAACGGAAACGATTTGCAAAATGTAATGATACTTGGGCATTATCAATTTAGTACAGATCAAAACAAAAACGGAGCAATAGAATCGTGGGAGCGCATAAAAGAATGTCCATCTTTTGATGCATATAAAGAGTATGCTTTCTTAATGCAGCCGCTTAATCCTAACTATCACAACTTAAAACTTCCTAAAAATAGATAATATGAAAAATAATCCAATGTTAAAGTTAATGGTTCAAGCAGTATGTTTTTGGCTACTTGTTGTTTTTTTTATTTCATTTTTCACAAGTTGCGGAGCAACTAAACACAAAGAAACTAGAAAAGAAGAAGTTAAAATAGAGTTGTCAGAAAATGACAAGTCCAAAAATGAAACTTCAAAAGATACTGTTTCTAAAAAACAAACAGCGCATAAAAAAGAAGTTGTAGCCAAAACAAAGGCTGTTGTTTACCAGGGTAAAAAAGGGGACTCATTAACAGTAACCGAGGAAAACTTGGTTACTGGAGAAAAGAAAAAAACAACTTACCATGGTTCTGGTACACTTTCAGAAACCATAAAAGAAGAATCTTTAAAAGAAGCTTTAAAAACAACCGAAGAAAACATTGGTAAATCAAGTAGCAAATCTGAAAAGGAAAATAATATAAAATTAAAAGCTTCCACTTCATCGTTAGAAACTATTAAAGAAAAAAAAACCTCCTATTGTTGGTTATGGCTTTTAATAGTAATAGTTGTTGCTGCTTTAGCGTGGTACTTAAACAAAAGGTTTAAGTTATTTTTTCAGTTATCAAACTATGTCACACGAGTATTTAATAGATAATTGCAACTTCGTAAAAATATAAGTCATGAAAATAAATCCATTATTAAACGAAATAGCAAAAGGGCAATGGGCCATGAGTTTTGAGGGTTTTAATTTTTGGGCACCTATTGCACAACAAATTATAAAAGGAACTATTCCTCAGGGAAATTTTGAAGCAGGAAGTTTAATTACCTACTTATTCAATGGCACACAAATTCGCCCTAATGAAGAAGGAATTATAAACGCTCCAAAAGGAACTGTAGCTGTTGTAAACATGATAGGGGCTTTAATTAAATATGGAGACTGGTGTACTTATGGCGCAGATGAAATAGTTAGCGCATTAATGGCAGCAGAAAGAAATCCAAATGTAATTGGAACTGTTTTATATTCTGACGGACCAGGAGGAAGTGTTTCGGCAATTGCTCCTTTTGTAGAATTTGGAAAAATGCGTACAAAACCATTGGTAGGATTATATGACCAGTGTTGCTCTGCAAATTTATATTCTTTGTATGGTTGTCGTCCAGATTATGTAATGGCAGAAAACGACATCTCTGCAACAATAGGATCTATTGGTGTAGTAATTTCATTTGCCGATAATAGAAAGGCACTTTCAGAACAGGGTTTTACGTTACACGAAATTTACGCAGATGAGAGTGGCGATAAAAATTTAGCGTTCAAACTTGCGCTTGAAGGTAAATATGATAAAATTAAAGAAGAAATGTTAAACCCATTAGCGCGTAAATTTCAAGCTGATGTAATGAATTTTCGTCCAAACCTTAAAAAAGATGTTCCTGGTGTATTAACTGGAAAAACATTTTTTACTCCAGAAGCTATTGAAATAGGTTTTGCAGATGGTGTTGGTTCTTTAAACACAGCCATTGATATGGTTATAATGTTGAGTGAAAGTAAATCACTATATAAATCAAATGTTTAATTATTAAAATGAAAAGGTATGAAATTTAAATTTTTAGCCAAAACAGCGACCTTCTTAATGGCCTTATTGGGCGTTAATGAAATTCCGCTAAATGCAGAAAAGTCTGAAGTAGATTTTTCAGCAGAACAAATCACAAAATTACAAGCCCAATTTGGCGACGATTTTGTAGAGAACCTTAAAGCAGGGTTTAACAAAGAACTTGCAGAAATGCACAACGGTAATTTAGAATTAAAAGCAGTTCAGGATGAAGTTGCTGCAATGCTAAAAGAGGCTAATCTTACAGAAGAAGAGCAAAAGAAAATTACTGCTAACGATGGCGGTGTTGAAACATCAGAAGGTTTAAAAGCTATTCAAACAAAAATGAAAGCGCACGAACAAATGATTGCAAAATTAATGCAAGAAGATGCAGGCGATTTAGGAAAAGAAATCGATGCAAAAGGATTAAGCACAATGAAACATTCACAAACACATTTATTTGCTTCAAACAAAGGGTTTGATGCTTTTGAGGGAAGAAACTGGAACAAACGTGCAATTAATGCTTCTGTTTCTGCAACTGACTTTACAAGCCAGCCAACCATTCAAAAGTTAAATGATGACATGGATTTATACTACCGTGAAAATCCTACGGAATTAGTTTCCTTAACTCGCGATACTTTTGGATTACCTACATTCTGGCCAAAGAGAACTAAAGTAGATGATAAAGTAGCAGACGCTACCATTGCAACTGCTGAAATTTCGCAAGCTAGAAAATTAGGATGGTTGCCAAAAAACAAACAAATGATTCAACCAGAAGAAGGACAAATTTTCCCTATTCAAATTGACATCGAATATGTAGGTTATTATCTTCAAAAAATTGAAGCATCTTGGTTAAACATGATGAACAAAGAAGGTTCTCAACCTTACAAAATGTCTTTCGTTAGATTCTTAGTACAAGAAATTGATAAGAAAGCACGTATTGAAGATAGAATTGCTACTATTAAAGGAATTTATGTTGCAACTCCTGATTATGCAACTGAAGGTGGTAGATTTGTTAACAGACAAAATGGTTTGTTTTATCTATTAGAGCAAGCTAGGGATGTTACAAAAAAATATCGTGCCTTTGATTTAGGTTTACCTACAACTTCAAACATTGTAGATTATATAGATGTAATCATTAAAAGATTGCCAGACGAAGTTAGAGAACAACAGGGCTTGGTTTTATACTTATCTGACGAATGGTTGCGTGCATATAAACGTAGAGACGAAGTAATTAGCGGTTCTAATAATAATTATGAAGGTTATCCAATAACGCCAAAAGATTATCCAAACATTAAGTTTGAAAGATTAATTGATGCGGCTGGTTCTGACTTTATGTTTATCACTTTTGACGATAACATTGAATTATTAGAAAACATTCCTGCTGAGAAATCTATGTACAAATTTGAAATGTTATTGCGTAAAATCTATGTAATGGCAGACTATAAAATGGGGGTTCGTCTTAAACATATTGGAAACGTAGTAGATGACAATGATCCAGATGAATTTAAAGTACAAACAGTTTGGTCTAATACTGCTCCAATTTTTGCAGCGGATACTTTTGTTCCATTGCATGAAAACGCAAGCACAAAACTAAAATTAGTACATCCAAATGTTTATGTAACAAAAGATAGAACATCTACAATTACAGAAATTGAAAATGTACTATCTTACAAAGGGCAAGTAGTTAAAATTAAAGGAAACACATCGTTACCTGCAACTTTAAACGTAGTTCATGGTGTTACTAAATTAAAGTTAACTGGTAATGCTAGTTTTGATTTAAAAACAGGAGGTACATTAACTTTATTCGTTCCTGCTGATGGAGGAGTTCCTTTTGAAATTAACAGAACTAGTGCTCCAGCAATTAATGTTGTTGAAAATGTAAAATTTGATACAGCGGTTATCGATGCAAACGAAGGAGATGTTTTTGAATTTAATGGAGCTGCGACAACTGCAGTTACAGAAATTGTAAACGGAGTACCTGGTAAAACAATTTCTATCTATGGAACAGACACTGCAGCTGTAAACGTAACGCTTTCAACAACAGGAAATATAAAAGTAGTTTCTGCTGCAATATTAGATACTGCTGCTGATTATGTTCAATTAACATTGATTAATGGATCATGGACAGAAACTAAAAGGGTAATTGTCTAATTGTATAATCTTTATAATAACAATAAGTTATGTACACAAAAATAAATTTAAATAAGCCAACTGGGATTTCTCCCGGTTCGGCTGCTCCAAAGAGCGAAACGGTAATTGTTGATGTAGAAGATATTTTATTCTTTCCTCCTAGCGATGGAAATGGAGTAAAAATTGCAGGTCAGTTTTTATTAAAAACAGGCGCATCAATGATTAAACTGTATGGAACAAAATCTAAAACGGATGCTCCTTATGAGTCTGATGGAGATGAAGATTCTATTTCAATCAATCAGAAGTTTATGCTTCAACATCCTGGTAATACTTTAGAGGTTAAAGAATTTACACAAAACTGGTTGGGTAGAAATGTAATTGTTTTTCACAAAGCGTGTCAAGACAACTTTCATGAAGTAATGGGAACTCCTTGTGCTCCATTACAAATTAAGCCTGCAAAAACTGACAATAATGATGGAAGATTTCATACATTCTCATTTGAAAGCTTTGCAAAAACTGCATTAGTTCCTAAACATTATGAAGGGGCTTTAGTTTTTGCTGAACCTTTTGCGGTTGCTGCTGTTGCTACAACTGTTGTAAACGAAGCGAATGGAGCATTTTATAAATTACCTTCTTTAGACATTACTGCTGCTGTAACTTTTACAACTGTTGATTTAGCACATGGTAAAATGGTGACTTTAATTGGTGATGGTGGAACGGATCCTGCTACTCTAGCTTCTGCAACTGCTGGAGCTGCAACCGTAGTTTTAGTTAATGGTACACAATGGGTTGGTCTTCGTGATTCTAACATAACGTTAGTAGTTTATAAAGCCGGTGCAACAACTTATTTAATAGAACAATCGCGCTCATAGTGATTTATTTGGTTAGTTATTTTGAAAAAGCCTCTCGTAATGAGAGGCTTTTTGTTTCATGTCACACCTTATAAAGAATGTAATTACAATCTTTGAGTTCAGTAATTACATATTAATAAAAAAACTATGTCTAGACAATTAAAAAATTTAGTAATTGGTTTTTTGGCGCAACTGCCAAAAAGCAAATACGAGCAATTTAACGAGGCGTTTGAATTGTATCGGAAATCCCCAAATAAAAACCTTGGCGTTGAAAGAAGGTTAAACAGTTCTGGCTATTCTGAACAGGGATTAAAGAATCTTTTGTATGATTTACAACAACTGCACGGTATTAAAGATGCAGAAGTTAAATCTTATGTTCTGGAAGTAATTTCTGATGAAGATTTTTCTAAAGAAGGAAATGAAGATAAAAACCTAGAGGATAAAAACCTAGAGGATTCAAATCTTAATTTAAATGAACATTCAGAAAAAACAGATTTGCCAACAGACGAAAAAGTAAAAATTCGAGAAGAGTTTCCTTTTTTAAACGACAAAGAAACTCCAGATGAAATGCATATTGTTGTAGGGCGTAAAATAGCAGCGCACAATAGATATGCTGCCTTACATGCAAATATTACACAAGTTGCTGCTCAAGATGAAAATGATCCAGAGCTTCAAGAATTAGCAAAACTAGCAGAACAAGCATTTGCAGAAAACAGGGCGTTGTATGATGAGTTAAATCATTATAAAGAAAATGGAACTGTTTTAGGAAAGCATCCTTTATTCTTTGAATTAGTAGCTAAAAAAGAAGTAGATACAATGACTAATGAAGACATGGTTAAGTTCAAAACTTCAACAGCTACATACTTATCTCGTAAAAAAGCAGATTTAGAAAAGCACAAAAGCAATATTGAGAAACTTGCTACAATAAGTGAAGCAATTGCTCAAAGAGAATTAAAGTTAAAATTGGTAGATGCTCGTTTAGGTATAAAAAATGAATAAATTTTTTAATCCAAAAAAAACAGAATTAGAAGAAAAAGAAGAACTAAAGCCTTCAGCAATTTGGCAGTCAAAATATGTGGTTAGCCATTTCCAAAAAATATCTAATTTAAGTGAAGACTTAAATAGATTGCCAACTGCTGAAGAGTTTTTCTTTCTACAAAGTGATACCGCGTTTAATGCTTTTACATTTATTCCATTAATTGCTAAGTCGCAATCTGTAAAAGAGTTATATGCGTGTACTTATTCTATTAGTAGAAGAGTAATAGATGCTTTAATTGAAATGCACGACAAAGGAATTATTGAAAAAGTTACTTTATTAATTTCGGATAGTATGATTAAACGAAATCCGGTTACTATTGATAATTTAATGGCAATGAGTTCTACCCGTCCAAATTTCCAAGTGTTATATGCTTGGAGCCATGCAAAAGTATGTTTAATGAAAACAAACGATGCTCATTTTGTAATTGAAGGTTCTGGTAACTGGGCAGAAAACGCACACTATGAACAGTATATTTTAGCTAATAGTAAAGGGTTGTATGATTTTAGATTGCAACTGTTTACAACAATAAATTTAAAAAAGTACTAGAATGAAAGAACTACCCTTATTAATAACAGAAGAAGAAATCCAAATGACAATGGATTTAGCTGCTTGTAATTATTCTCCAGAGAATATTGCCAAGCAATTAGAGTTGCCAAAAAAAGGGTTCATGGCTTTATGGTATGATAAGCGTAGTGATATTAGACAAGCTTTCGATGCAGGAAAACTAAAAGCACAGTTCAATATAATGAACAAACAAAGAGAATTAGCAGAAAGCGGAAACATTACTGCGGCTCAAATTTTTTTAAAAGAAAGCAGGGAAATTGAAATATGTAATGTAAGAGATAGAATTTTATTTGGACATGATGTTGATTGATAAAATAAACATAGACGATATATATGCATTTATTGAAAGCGGAAATCCTAACGATGCACCGCCTGAAATAGTTATGTATTTAGAATTACTTACGCGTGTTCATGGAATGATAATGCGAATTGACGTTTACGGAAGTCGCCAAAAAGTAATTAAGCATTTAATAATTACCGAAAAACTAACGCATTACAAAGCATCACAAGTTTATAACGAAGCAATAGAATATTTCTATACCGATAAAGATGTTTCTAAAAAAGCATGGGGAAATTTCTACGCTAATATTATAGATCAAGAAATAAACTTTGTGCGTCAAATTAAAAAAGACAGTGCTGATAGTAAGCGTGTTGTTGAAATGGTAAAAGTTGCTGCAGAAATGCGTGGCGTATTTGAAGCCGAAAAAGAAGAATTACCAGACGAAATATTCCAACGTCCGTTTATTGTATATTCTACAAAAGCAGAAGAAGTTGGTTTGCCAAAAATGGACAGAAATCGTCTAAAAGAATTTATTGATAAAAAGATTCCAGACCTAAACGAAAAAGAAAAACAACGAATATATCAGGAAGCCGATATTATTCCGTTTGAAATATTCCCAAATGAGCAGAAGGACCCACGTAAATCTTAACGACGATAATGTAAACGTAATGTTTGCGTCTAAAGTTAAAATGCTAGTAGATTTAATAAAACCGCAAGATTTCTATGGAGTTTTAGGGCGTGGTTCTGCGAAGACTTCTGATATTGTTGCAGAACGATCTATGGACATTATTTATGATATGCCTAGAAGTTATCAAATGTTTCTTTCAGATACATATGCAAATGCACTTACAAATGTATTGCCTGCTTTAATTGAAGGTTGGCAACGTAAAGGATGGAAAGAAGGAATTCATTTTATTACCGATAAAAGACCTCCAGCGCATTTTAAGAATCCTTACAAACCACCATTATCTTATAAACACAGTATTTCAATATTTAACGGTTGTCATTTTGTGCTAGGCTCACTAGACCAACCTTCTGGGCTTGCAGGTGCTTCTTATCAGCATAGATATGGCGATGAAGCACGATTATTAAAGAAAAAGAAATTAGACCGCTCTACTCCTGCTTTGCGTGGAGAATATGCTGCCTTTGGTCATTCTGTGTATTATATGGGCAATACTTTTACTACCGATATGCCAAACATTATTTTAAACGATGATGATTGGATTATGAACATGGAAAAGGAAATGGACCAGGAACAAATAGAACTGGCGCTTCATGCTGCTTTGGTTCTAAATGAAATTAAGCAGGAAATTATAGCGCAAAAGCAAATAGGTAACACTAGCGAACTTGCACGATTAAAAAAAAGTTTGCAAGACTGGACATGTCAATGGACGAGAATAAGAAAAGGATCTACGTTTTTTTATGCAGCATCCTCCTTTGTAAATGTTGATATTCTAACAGATGGTTATTTTAGTGCCAATTTAAAAGCACTTGGTCCAGAAGAATTTAAAAGTGCCATTCTTTCCTTTAAAATTGCTATTTCTAAAGGAGAAAAATTCTACGGAGCATTAGGCGATCATCATTTTTATGAGGATGGTGTAAACAATTCATATTACGATAGGTTTTCAATATTAGATACAATTGAGGAAAGTTCGTTAGCACTTCGATACATAGATCATAATGCAAAATTAGAATGTGGTGTCGATTTTGGAGATATGAGTAGTATAATTTCTGGGCAACAAAGAGGTAATTATTTATATGGACTAAAAGAGTTTTATACGCTTGCTCCAGAAAATGAGGTGGAACTAGGCAGAAAGTTTAGGGATTTTTATAAACATCATCCGGTTAAGTTATTGGATATGTATTATGATCGTTCGGGAAATCAAAATTCTAAAACAAAGCGAGACTGGGCATCAGCATTAAAAAGAGCCATTGAAAAAGACGAAAACGGAAACAGTACAGGTTGGGTTGTAAATTTAATGTCGTTAAATCAGGCAACAATTTTACAAGAAGAAGAATATCAGTTTGCTAATCGTATGCTTACGGAAAGCTTCCCTAATCTTCCAAAAATAAGAATGGATAAGTTTCTGTGCAAATGCTGTAAGAGTTCGTTAGAGCTAACAAAAATTATGGTAAAAACAGATAGAAAAGGCTCCAGAACTATTCATAAAGATAAAAGTTCCGAGAAATTGCCTTTAGCATCTCGTCCAATGTTTTCCACAAACTTTTCAGATGCTTTTAAATATTGGATTTATCGTCGTTCTTTTGTGGATAAAGTAAATACACATTCTTCTTTTACCACTACAGACCCAAGTATGATTTAAAAAGTTATTTATATTAATTATAAAGAGCTTTTTTACTTGTATAAATGATTCTTTTACGCTACATTTGTAATATAATAATTAGAAAGCCCGGTGCAGGGCGATAAAGTCAGCGATATAATTATGGAAGCAATTACTACATTTTCAGAATTAAGAAAAGCATTAGGGACAGATAGCCAAGGTTCTGGTACAGAATGCGGGTGGATTACATTTGAAGCTAAAAAAGTTTACGTAAGAAGGCATTGGTCATACAGCGGTGGTTATCCTATTTATGAAGACGAAAGTTGTTTAGTAGAACTTGGAGAGTTTGTAAATGGAGAATGGTTTCCAATAATCATTGACGGAGTACAACAGAAATGTTATCATGGTGTTTATGATGCTTACGACTGTAAATTATCATTAAAAAAATAATGAAAGTGCATTGTTATTCAGTAAGGCTTTCGAGCCTTACTCGAATATCTGATAAGTGTATGCGTGCAACTGCCTATGATGGATCAGAAGCTTTAATACCAAACTCCATTTTCAAACTCAAAGGAATAATGAAAGAACAAAACGTAGTAATATCAATGATGCTTATAGAAAAGCGGGCAAAAGTAGCGGATATAGTCCTTGCTGCTAGAGAAAAAAAAGGATGGAGTCAAACGG